TGCTTCCCGAGTTGGTGAGCGTGATTCTACCGCCCCAACTATACCATGTGGTGGCAGTGATTGTGGTATTGGTAGCCCCTTCCAGCGTGGCAGTAGGATTTATCACGGCATCTTGGTTGAAGAATATCGTTGTGCTTGTAGTTTCTCCAGCTCCAACGGTGATAGGTTCTAAGCTCCTATACACTTCTTGCACCACATCGGGTGCCATAGGTTGTGTTCGCACCTGTATTCTTGTATAAACACTACCCAATAAAAGAGGAGTTTCTTTGTTAAAGTAGTTGTCAGCCGTAATAGTTGCTACAGCCGTTGTGGTATCTCCTACCTCTATCTTCTTTACCTGTATTATGCCGTAGCGGTCAGCATAGGCAACACCAAGCCCAGCACCTGCCACCGTCTTGAGGGCATTGAGGTGTGTCGTAGACGGGAAGAAAGCCCACGGGATTGTAATGTCCTTAAAGGCATCATCAATGGCATATTCCCTCTGTGTAAGTCCTGCATCGGTAAGAATTGCCTCGGCGATGTCGTATAGTGTGGTGTCCTGCAGGATACCCAAACTGATACGGCTATCAGCCAGCCTTTGTAGTTTATCTCTTGCCGTGAAACTTGCCGTGAGGTTCTGCTCGTCCACTTTCCAGTCGGTGGTCCAGAAGACACCTAAAGGTATCCATTCAGTCGTGTTATCGTCTTTTACCACTCCTACCCACGCCAGCACACGGCAGTTCGGCTTAAGTCTGCCGTATAAGATACTGCTCGTGTTATCAAGGTTAAACTTTCCATCGTTATACAGCACTGCTCTAAGCTCATTCATACTTATATTACCCACGGGTAGGGTCGCTTGGCTAAGCTCTCGCTCCTCTGTAAGTTCCAGCGTAATAATATCTTCTCCCTCGTATACCTCGTGTATCGGTGAGATAAACTCTGCTATTTTACCTCTTGTGTTCGGCTGGCTCCACTTCTGCAGTATTAGTTCAGCCTTGTAGACACCGTTAATAGTAATGTCCTTTTGCCATATCACTTGGGTATTACCCGTGACTACTTCCTCATGCAGTAGGTTATCGTAAAAGTCATACAATCGTATGGTGAAGTCTACGGGATACTCTCCTTTTGCTGTATCCCCTACCACCTGTAGTTGTGTTATGGTGCGGTCTTCCATCTGCACGGTCAAGGTCGGAGTAGTGGCAAAGACACCTGTAGCATCACAAACGGAGGCAGTCCACCAGCCCGATTGTATCCACGGTGAATACAAGTGGTCTGTGCCTAACTGCCATGTGCCATCTAAGACTGCTATTTTATAGTCCACATCTATAATAGCGTCTGCCGTCTGGTTTACATCAAACAAGGGGTCGGCATCATCGCTGGAGACGGTGAAGGTGCTTGTGGTATATGGTCCTTCATAGTCCACGATGATGCGCCCCTTGATAATTCGGTAGTCGCTCGTGATGGCGTTGGTAAACTCTGCACTAACTGGCAACATAGCACATCACCGCTCCTTGAAGGTTATCTGCATACCAGCCCAGATGATTTCCCCACCGTATACGCTTTTAATGCTCCGCTGTATCTTCTCGGCATAGGCCGTGATGGTTGCCGTGCCTCCTGCATCGGTAAACTCAAGGGTGAAGAAAGGTTTGTTAGCATTTATGGTGTTGATAATCTGTTGTGCCTCTGCATCGGTAAGTGTTCCCCAGACAACATTGACAACCTTCTTGGTGGCAATATAGTCTATGACTATTCTACCGCTTGCTGTTGTCCTTTTCTTGATAATATCCTCGTCCGATGTCTGTATACTCACGGGCTCGGGTAGTGTAATACCGTTAATCGCTATCATACTGGCACCACCTCCACACCCCTACGCTTGCCTTCTGCTACAAGGTAATCAAAAATAAGTCTTGCGAATGTCTGTCCGTCTATCTGTAGCACTATTCCGCCTTTCTCTGCACCTGCAAAGTTTACATCGTGGAAGGCACGGATAATAGCTTGATACACAGCATTTGCAAGAGAGGCTGATTGTTCTCTTTCTCTCTCTTCAGCGGCTGTTATGTTCCTTCCCCCTACCATGCGGATATCTCGCACATCGTAGCCCAGTAGTCCTGCCACATTGCGTATGCCACCGAATTCTGTCAACGTGCTAGTGTCAAGCGTCTTGTAGGCTCTCTGCAAGTCCGATAGCACCTTCTTTTTCGTCTCCTTGTCCAGTCGTGCTATCATCTCGGTAGGTGTGTAGCCCCGTATAGGCTCGGGTTTGCTCCATTTGGCTATAAACTCAAGCTCTTCTTTTAACCGTCTTAGCCTGTCCTGTATCGGTAAGGTTATGTTGTTTCCTATGTCCCTTGCCACAAGCTCTATCGCTTTACTACCTGCCCGTAGTTGAGAGGTCATCATCGTGATAAGGTTAGGCATCCACTTGTCGGCGTCGCTCATTGGGCCCTTTTCGGCTGGTGAATGAATACCGAGATAACTACCTACCGTATCCGCTGCTCCTTCTGCTGCATCTGCAAGGTCCTTTATCTTGCTCTTTATACCTTCTATGAAGTTCTTTATCAAGTTCTTGCCCCATTGCAAAGCCTGCTTTACGAGATTTGTAAACAGGTCTTTTACCGCCTGTGTAATACCTTTCACGGCATTAAGTAGTTCGGGTCCTATCGCTTTTACACCGTTCACAATGGCAGCCCAAAGATTCTTAGCTATCTGCACCACCGCATCAGCAACGTTCTTCATCGTCTCTTTTAGCGTATTCCATGCCCCTTCCCAGTCGCCGTTGATAGCCTGCATAATAGCCTTGATAATGCCAAGGATAGCATTCATCACCGTTGAGATAGCAAGCTTGATGCTGTCCCAGATGAGCTTAGTGTTTTGCAGTATCACATCGCCGTATTTTTTCCACAGTGCTTGTATCACCGATAGCACCGATTCTATCACGGTTCTTATGGCATTCATCACCGTTGAGATTGTCTGCTGTATCAGAGGCCAATTCTCCTGCGTCCAAGATACTACCTGTCCGAAGAGGGATATTATAAGCTCCACTATCGGCTGTAAGATAGGCTGTATAGTCTCTACTATGCGGTTGAAGACACCTATTATCGTATCCGCTATTATCCCCCAGTTTTCCGTTACCCAACTCACTACTCGCATGAAGTCTGCAAGTAAGGTGTCCACAAATGCTTTAACATCGTCATTGGTTTTGTATAGATATACGCCCAGTCCCACGATAGCCGTTGCCAGTGCAGTCCACGGATTCAATAGCCCTGATACGGTGCTTGCCAGCTTACCGAGGTTGCCTATTACCATCATCAATGGTCCGGTAATAAGTCCCAAAGCACTACCCACGATACCAACTTTTGCCACAAACTGTGCTATCGGTCCTGAGGCATTATTAAATCGCACGATGAGGTCATTTAGCTTTTCCACAAAGGGTGTCAGCGTCTGCCATACTACTTGTCCGATGGTCTCCCGCAAGTTTCCCATCGCTATTTGGAAGCGTTGCATGGATAACATGCCTTCCTTGTCAAGTGATGTAGAGAAACCTCCTACCGCCTGTTGTAATTGTTTTAAGGTCAGTTCATAGGCCTTATTGGCATCTATACCCTCTTTAGTTTTGGCGGCTGATAAGTCTAAGGATATACCATACCGCCTTAATAGGCCTGTGTTTCCTTGCAAGGCGTACCCTACCATCTTTGTTGCACTTGCTAAGTCTATCCCGTATTTTCTGCTCAAGTCTACAATAACAGGTATAAGCTGTTTCATCTGTTTTTCTGTGAGTCCATATGTTCCGAGCATGGAAGCCATCTTGTTTATCTCCGCATCGTCTACTGCCAATTTCATTTCCATGGCACTTACCCAGTTATACCAAGCTTTGACATTCATATCCACCAATTGTGGCATGTGCTTGACCGTGTTCTCAAAGGCTATCTGGGCTTTGCGGGTTTCCTCCCATGCGGGGATAGTGCTTGCCAAGGCACCAGCTATGGCCGTAGAAGTGATAGTTATCGTTTTGCCTGCATGGGCTATGGCCTGCCCCATCTTTTTCCATTTGCTTTCCTGTTTTTCCAGTTGGCCGCTAATATTGTTTAATGTTTTACTTGCCAAATCCTTGGCCCTGACGATGATTTCTAATACCTTTTCATCTGGCATGGCTATTCACCCCGCTTTCTGCTTGCATAAATACCTGCCAGAAGTCTAAGTCTTCTTGCCATTGGTCTTCAAGCCCGCCCGCCCGTGGAAGCACCTTTAGCGTCCTGCATAGAATGTAGTCATCTATCTTCTTGGCGATATGTGGATACTGCATTCGCAAGTGTTCTGTCGGTTTTCCTGTAAGCGTGTAAATATACATTCGGCGGGCTATGGCAAGTTTTTTTCGTCTGGTCTCTCCCACACTTCGGCGATGCACCTATCCACCCAGTCGGCACTCTCTGGATCAAGTTGCTCGTATATCTTCAGCATCGCATCGCCGGTGTATTCTGTGCCACTGATTATCATCTTTCTTGCGACACGATGAAACATGAAACGGGTAAGTTCTGCTGGGTTGAATCCTTCCTTGAATTTGACACTTTTAAGGTCTGTTGGGTCGCCTGCTTCCACATATCGGAGCACAAGTGCCATGTAGTCGTCCCAGTCCTTTTTTCGTGCTTTCTTCAAGGTGATAAGTTTATCGCCGTTGGCGTCGGTAAATTCCCGAAGGTCATCTTCGCTGATTATTCTCATATGGCATACCCCCTTTCTTCTTTATGGTATCACACGCACATAGATATTAAGATACCGATAAGCACACCTAACATAAAGATGATATAGACCGTCAGCATATTTTCTCTTAGCCAGTCCCATAGGTTCAACATTTCTTCACCCCATTTTGCCTTATTTGTCTTCACAGGTATAATTTATCATGCCGATATGAAATATGCCATCTACGGCCATTTTCAAGCCCGTTATCCCGCTCCCAGAGTAAATAGCAAAAATTAAAATGGGCGGGTTTTGATACCCGCCCACGGGGAAGGGTGATGGCCTATATTCACAAGGTCGCACGCGAAGTAAGTATTTCAACGGTCGGGTCTTGCGACACCATAACGAATTCCGGTTCTGCGGTTATACGGCCGGTGGATATGGTAGGTTCAAAGCCGCCAGTAAACTGCACGAATGGCAAGGTTATCTTCACATAATGCCCGTTAGCGTCGGTCATAGTCACCACGATAGAAACACTATCAGCATTAAGCATCTTCTGATACAGGTTAGCGTCCCAGTCTATCAGTGCCATTTTACCGCTATATTCTGGTCTATCGCCACGCATAACCTTCTGCGGGTATCTGCTTGTTCCTAATGTAAATAGTGCTTCCACCTTGTTGTCAAAGGTCAGTTCTATATTATCCACTATCAACTGTTGTGTTCCGTTGATAGTTATAACCGCTTCGGTAAAGTTCAAGAAGTCCGTTGAAATGGTAGGTGTTTCGGTAAATGTTGCCCCGTCGGTATGTGTCAATGCTACCCATTCCATGCTGATTTTCGGCACTTCGCCCGCTGCCGCTGATATTGTCAATTTGCTTGCTTTTGCTCCTGCCTGTGCTATTTTGTCTATCACTTCATCTGCATGTATGGTGAAAGTGGGAAGCGTCAGTGCAGGTGTTATGGTATGGGTATAAGTGCCATCGCCATTGTCTACGGTAGATATACCGCCAAAAGTCCAATAGAATACAGATGCCACATCTATAGATAAGGGGCCTGATAAACCACCCTTTGGTGTCAGTTTTCCCTTAAGGTATGGTGCTTTCGTCATGCTTGCAAGATTAGCACCTACTTCCACCGGTTCATGCGATTGCACGGCCATAAAGTTCTCTGTCGCAAAGAATACATTAGCACTTGCTTCTTCTGTTCCTGCGGTGCTTTCTGTTGCAAGGCCTATCCAGCCTAAGTTGCCTATTGCCATATTGTTTCACCCCCTTTTATTGCGGATTGAATACTACTATCTCATTATAGACGACGCTTATCGTGGCATAGCGGATATTTCCGCCACCTTCCCGATAGTCTACATTGATTGGCCCTTTTAAAGTGGCATCCCCTATCTTATGAAGTTGCGTGAATAAGATGCTGATTATACTTTCCACGATATCGTTTAAGAAGTCTTCATCGGCCATACCCCTATTTCGCTTTTCTGCTTCCTGTTGTGCGTTTACACCGATGATGATTGATAGCGTGTAAGTGCTGTTATACGCCCTATTCATCGCCCATTCTATCGTCGCATTTTCTGTGAATACGCCTATAAAGGGCGTATATTGCGTCTGTATATATGCGGGATAACCGGTGAAGAAAGTCTTCACTTGGGGTAAGTTGGCCTTCAAGGTGTCTAAGATAGTTAGTCTGATATCCTTTAGCATGTTTACCACCTCAAGTTCTTTAATGCCTGTTCTACTGCAGGCCTTAAGAATGGGTGTGCCTTTGTGCCATACATTTCTATATGCCTAACTATTGCGCCTGTAGGCATGCCGTGCAAGTGCGCCCATCTTTCTAACGCATGAAATGGCGGTCTATGTGGTTTAGTTCCGAATTCCACCGCTTTCGGGTATGGGAAGCCGTTTTTCGCTTTCACTGGCACGAATACCCTAACATGATAGTCCAAGCCTGATAGCCATTTCACTTCGTGGATAATACGGCTTCGCATGTGGCCGGTGTTTACCGGTGCAAGTTTCTTTGCACGGGCTACCGCATCAAGGCCAAATAGGTTTAGCCTATTGTGAAGGTCTTTTTGTGTCTTTTCGTAATAGTCCTTCAGCGTCCATGCACCTTTTAACGCGATACCAAAGAAGCCGCTCATAGCGATTTCTCCCTTCTGTAGGCATTTAGCACGGCATTGATATTGTCATCATCGGTAGGTTTGCCATGGTCTATATCGCTTGTTAAATAGGTCATAGATACACCACCTGAAGATATACTCAAAGGCGTTGGCGTCGGTTTATCTGTAGGCACTATCAAGCGTTTAGCAAGTTCCAATGCCACTTGTTTAATAGGCTCTGGCACTTCGCTATGACCTGCCGTATAGTCTATCTGCACCTGTAGGCCACGCATAGGCTTTAAGATTTCTATTCCCCAGTCGTAGACAAGATAAAGGTATTCATCAAGGATAGTTTCATCGGGCATTATTTTAACCGCTTGCACCGACACGACAGGATACTTGGATAGGGGTATGGTATCGTCTACCTTCCTTATTTCCGAGTAAGGGCCTTGTTGAAACACTTGGCCGGTGTATCGTTCAATGAATGTTCTGGCGTATTCTTCGGCTTTGGTGTAGTCTTCTGCAGATATCGTTTCCCCGATATATGTTTCCAGTTCCGCCTGTGTGAAATAGGCCATAGGTCATCACTTCCTACCATTTTTCTGTGATTTTTTCTTGGCTTTTTTCTGCATCTTTTCTTCGGGATTAACCGACTTTTCTAAGATTTCAACTATGCCTGCACTTGCAAGGTTTTCGGCCACGCTGTCGGGTAAGTCTATAACCGCACCGACACGGGCTATCCCACCTTGATGCACTAAGGCATAACCTTTTATCACTCTAACCTTCATATCTCTTCACCCCCTATGGAAGAAAGGGGCTGACAAGTGTCAGCCCCACATTTGGCCTAACTATGTAGTCTTGATATTCTGTATCACTGTGAAGGCCTGTGGATAAGCAAGGCCAAAGCCTACACGTGCCAAAGCCCTTAAAGCGATGATATCCTGTGTGAAGAATTGTCCGCCATTATCCGCTGAAAGTGTTATGTTTCTTCTCTGTCCGATGATAGCCTGTTTAAAGTCGCCCACGATAGCAAGTGAAAGGTCTGTATTTGTGCCGTCGGTTAGGTTAGTTGGAATGGCAGTTGTAAGGAATACCTTCATGCCGATAAGTGTATCAGGCAGTCCTGCAGTCAGCCCTCTAAGGTCTGCAAGATATCTTCCTGTGCTATCCTTTGCTTCTTTCAGCAATTTATAATAGACGGCAGGGTGCATGACGATAGCATTAGGCTTAATGTTTCCTTTGGTCGCTTCTTCTATCAATGCTCTTGCTTCTATCAGGTCATCAATGGTAAGTGCCGAAGCTGCCTTGTCAATGGTGTTGATGCCTGAATAATTAGCGATACCTGTTAGGTGTGTGCCATCGCCGATAAGCATTTCCTTGTCCATTTCTGCTGCGATAGTCTGTGCCAGGTTGTCTAAGACAAGTCTCTCTACATCAGCAACGCTATCTTCTACAAGTTCGCTTGTAAGGTATGTCATCGCTGCCACCTTTTTGGCGGTAAGTGTCAATGTGTCAAATGTCTGGTCGCTTGGTGTGATAGCATTTGCTTCGTCTACCCAATAGGCGGTCGCTCCGGTTATCATCTTAGGAATGACAAGTGTATCGCTTTTCATATTGACGACGGTAGCGCCTGCTTTTCTCACGGCCTGTGCGTCGTTTAAGATGCCGAAGATATAGTTGGCATGTTCTTCTGGCACTAATACGCCTGCACCTGTGCTTTCGGCAAGTGTCTTCTTGATAATGTCTATAAAGGTTTTCTTCTCTTCCATATCTTTTTCACCTCCGAATTTGATTTTTCTCTTGGCTGTCTGAGACAAGATACGCTCTGCATCTTTCTGGGCCATCTTGATAATATCCTCTCTATTCATCTGTTTCACCTCCTATCTCCTTTAACAGGGCTATTCTGTATGCCTCCAGTATTTCTCGCACCTCGTCGGCCGTGAAGAGTTTTTCTTCCTCTTCTGTTTCCTCTTCCTGTGGTCTCTTGGTAGTGCTATCAACAAAGTCTGTAAGTTCTTTTACCGCTTCCGATAGCACTTGAATAGCATCATTTACCTTGCCAGCAAGCGCCTTGAGTTTCTCGGCATTCTTACGAGACAATACCGCTCCTGCCTTTTCCTCTGTATATTCCACATCTTTGTTTTCCACTTCCTGAGGCTGTTCTGCAACAGTCTCGGGTGTTTCCTTATCTTCCATCTGCTCTTCCACCTCCTCGGCATGTAGCACCTCCTCAAAGGCTTTAATGGTGCTATCAATTTCCTCATCAGTTAGGAAGTCAAACATGCCCTTGACTTCTTCCCAACTCTTGCCCCACTCGGGTGGGGTCTTCCCAAAGTCCTCGTAGTGTTTAGCCAAGTGGTTGTAGACGCCTTTCTTGTCTTCTTCAGGGATATTTACACCACCACGAGCACCAAAGAGCGCAGCCATGGCAGCTGCCACGCCTCGCCAGACGGTAGCATATCTTTCCCTTTTATGGTGTGGCAGTTTGTAAGCCTGTTTGGTATCAGCATTTTTCTCGTCATACCACGCACACATCTCGTGTAGGTCTTCGGGTGTAGCGTCTCTTACCTCTCTTCCAGCATCCCACGGAGTATCTTCTGGGGCAAGTGGTCTCTTCTTGTAAGGTATTACCGCCTTTTTCTCTATCGTTTCTATTCCCCCCTTTCCATTCGTGTTTTCGTTATCGGTCAAGGGCTTGATGCCCTTTGCCCTTAATACCGCTACAGCATTGGGATTGGCAGGCACTGGCACAGCACTTATTTCAAGTAGCTCAACCTTCTTGTAGATATAACCGCCTGTTTCCTTGTTCGGTGTGTATTCTACGGGTAGAAAGCCCACGCTAAAGGTGTTTAAATAGCCGTCTGCGTATAGTTTTCCAATTTCCCTTGCGAAGTCTGTATCGGCGAAGGTAGCCCTGAAGCGAAGTTTCCCATCTTCTACCCAAATGTTTTCCACCTTGCCGATAGGCGGTGTTTTGTAGTCGTGCGCCCATAGCAGCACGGGGTTCTTTTGGAAGTTGTCTAACTGCCATGCGTCGGCAAGTATCACATCACCCGCCCTGTCTAATGTTTCATCGCTTGCGACACCTTCTATGTATTGCTTGCCGTTTTCTTCCCATGATTTGGAAGTGTAGATATTTAGGTGCTTATTCATCTTTCCACCCCCTTTCTCAAGTTTATTCTATCACCGGCGCAACGGTGCATCGGCAGTTGATAGTGTTTTCGGGGCTTCCTTCAGGGTCTCCGGGGAAGCGAAGAGGCTCACCACCAACAATAAACACATCGTCTATATCAACGATTTGCCCGTCTGCTTCTGCATGCCATTCTCTTGTCCTTTCGTCCAAAGCGGTCACCCATTCCTTCTTACGGATACCAGCTTGCCTATATCCTTCCAAAGCCCCAAAGTTGGCCGCCCTGATAGTTTCCGTTCTGGCTATTCTTTCGGCACGCCACCCATCTTCGCTGACTTCAAAGATTTTGCCTATGCGTTCCATGATGGCAGGTATACTTTCACCGTTCCTAATGGCTTCTTCCAGTTCTCTTCTAAGCATGTTTATTGTCGCTTCGCTTACTTCCTGGGCGAATTTGAAAGAATAGGTTTCAAGCCATTCCACAATATGTGGCAAGGTCATATCTATGTAGTCGTCAATATCTTCGTAGTCTATTGTTTCCTTCTGCACCACTTGAAGCATGGCCTTCGCATCTGCTTTGCCTTGCTTTGCGAAGTCTTCAACAACCGATGCCATAGCCTGTTTCCCTACTTCGGCCATTTTCTGCACTACCATTTCCATGTCTACCGCTTCAAGCCCCGCACCATTCTTAATGGCCTTTTCTACTTCTTGCCTGTAGAAAGCCCATGCAGGTTTCAACGCTTTTTTAAACTTCTTTTCATGTTCTTTTTGCCTGCGTATGAAACGCTTCCAAATTATAGCACGATAGATATTGCGGTTTACTGCTGGAGCGGTTTTCTGGCTTCCATTTTGCCCCATTTTGTCTTCTTCGTCTTCGGCAGGTGTATTGATACCCGTCGCATCATCTACGGCGTCTGAAGCATATTCCACGGCACTGGGCATTAAGTTCATCGGTTGAAGCACCACATCGCCTTCCTTTATGTCTTCAAGGCCTAACAAGTTTCTTGCCTCGTTCACTGTCATTAAGCCAAGTTGCACGCCTACTTGCACCTTTCGGAGTAGGGTATCCGTGTCTTCGGGTATCTCGTGCATAAACTCAAAGGTCAGTCTATAGGCAGTTTTCCACTTGGGTAATAGTTCAGCGTTTATCTTGCCCGCTATCTTCTGTAGTCTGGGTTCTACTATCCTCTTTGCAAATGTATATTCGGCTGCTTCTGCATTAGCCCTATTCACATTTTCGGAGATACCTAAAATACTGGCATGCACGCCGAATGTGGCTAAGATGTCATCACGGTTTTGTTTTCTAACATCTACAAGTTGCAGGTCTCTTATGGAGTAAGACAACGGCACAAACTCCGCTCCATTATCCAGCACGGCTATTTTATGGGCCTTGTTTATACCCCTGTGCTGGGCGTTCCATCGCTCCTTGAGTTCTATAAACTGCTTCACCGTCAGTTGTTTGTCAAAGCGGATAATACCCGAAGGCATAGCGCTGTTATAGAAGAAGGCATTGGCATATTCTTGTGTATATCGGTCGTTCTGGATAAGCAGCATGGCAGCCTTGACGGGTCCCATACCCCGATACGGGTCAACAGGATTGGGATATTTGAAGTGGATAACCTCTTCTACCTCCAGAGGTATTTGCTCCATACCAACACGGTAAACATACCCCTTGATGAAGTCGTCGGGGTCGGTGACAATACTCATACGGTCAGGTGATACCGTCCATATCTCGGTAGGTTCTCCTTTTGCATTAAGCGTTAATACCCAGAAGGCTTCACCTGTGAGCTCCAAATAAATTTGGGTAAGCTCTATAAGTTCTTGCCACGATGTAAACTTATTAGGCCTCTTTAAGGTTTCATATATCGCTCCATCGGTAATCTCTACCTGATTGCCTTCACTGTCCTCGGTATACAGTCGCCAGTCTACAGCACTTACCGCCTGCGATATTTTGCTAACAACGGCATATACCCAGTTGTGGTTTGCATACTGCCTAATAAGTTCCGCCCTATTCCAAGCAGGCACTTCCCTTAACCAGTTCAGCCCGCCACTTGGGGCTAACGGCACGCTCTTCTCTTCCTTTTTCTTTAGCCATTTATCCCATATAGTCATATGCTATCCCCCCTTTAGTCTAACCACCAAACATTTACCGCTCCGCCTTGCTTTGCACGGGTATATACCGCATATCTCATAGCGTCCATTGCGTGGTCCATAAATTTTACCGGCTCATCAAGTATGTTGCCGTTGCGGTCCTCTTTCCATTTGTAGTTGCGTATCTCTTTGATTGTATTGACGCACCTTTCCGCTATCTTTATCTTGTGCCGTTTTACGAAATCTATGCCGTCTTTGACACTTTTTTCAGCAGGGATAATGTTGTAGCCATTGCGTTGGATTTCCTCTATTCTTGCAGGTTCGGCACTATCCGCATATATCACACCATCAGGTTTCACAAAGTCATGCATCAACGATATCAGGTCGGCATTTGTAAGGCCACGCTTATATAGTTCATCTATCACATATAATACACCATCTTTTTCCACGATTTTTAACATGGCCGTAGGATTGTTATATCCGAAGTCAAGGCCATAGAATACCTCTTCTGCCCCTTGTAACACCTTATCAGCTTCTGCATCTGGTATGGTCTCCCAGTTCTCATATATCAAACCTTGTCTTACGGCGAACTGTCCCAGCGTATATACCTTGTAGAAGTATTCGTCTTCCTCGGCCAGTCTCTCTAACTCTTTGATATAGTCGGGTGGTAGCCAACGCAGGTTATCCCGGTAGTTCGTGTGAAGTATAGCCACCTCTTCATCTTCACGGATAAAAAATTCCTCATACAACCAATGGTGCATACTTATTGGGTTAAATGTTAGCACCATTTGATTACGATACCTGCCATTATTCCTTCTCCTCAGACGCAGTTTAAGTTGCATGAAGTCGTCCCTGTGAAACTCGGTAGCCTCTTCCAGCCATATGAAGTTGTATTCAGCGGATTTTATTTTCTCTGGGTCGTCAAGACCTCTGAAAGATAACTCACTTTTACCAACAACTATCTTTTGTGCTGCCTTCTTGTAATCATAAGGTATCCCCCATTCGTCTAAAACATGGAGTATAAGGGGTAAAGCGGTAATAGTCAAAGACGGGTTATGTTTACGGGTAATAAGTGCATGCATCGGCCATTGAATAGCCTTGTAGACTATCCATTGGGCCACCGTGTAAGATTTGCCACTACCAGCACCACCATATACCAACAAGATGCGGTGCTTGTGATTCATTAAGAAGTCCCATATTTTGGCATTGACTTCTACACGCTTTATAGGCATTACTCCTCATTGTCCTCTTCCTTTGGCGGAATATCAGCTCTTACTTGCACTATCTCTATTTTCAAACCTTCCTCATCTTCTATTCCTATACCAAGTTTATCCTTTCTACCCCAAAGGTCGGGGTATTTCCTCTCTAACCACCAAGCGGCAGCCTGCCATTGCACTTGGGCTGCCTGCTGTATCACTGCCACATTTCTCGCATGTGCCTCCGCTTCCGCTTTCTTGATTGCCTTGTAAAACTTGTAATAGATACTCCGTTTATTCTTCGCTTTTTCTCCCTTCTGAAGCCATCTATACCAAGTGCTTTCATCTACACCAAGATATTGGGCAACTACCTTCTGGTAGTTGCCCGCTCTTATCAGTTTAGCCGCCGTCTCTATTGTTTCTTCAGTAAGTTTAGGTCTTCTTCCCACGTTTACCACCCACCCACTTATAGATAATATCACCATTTTCATCTTTCCCTGCAGGTTCAACGACGTGGCCATACATCTTAACGAGTCCTACGCCAGATTGAGGATTATTCCACTGCCATCGTATCCAGTCAGCCATAGACATACCAAAGAACAATGCTCTATTTTTGGTGTTTCCTGTGTTATAACCTACCGCATTATTCCACTCAAAATGGCCGAATAGTTTATATATTGCAGGCGCAATATCGCTCCACTTTACATAACCTTTTTCCTTCGCTATCAATATTGCTGTGCCAAAGTGTGCGTATTGAGATTTCCAAGCGGGTGGCACCCCACAACAATTAGGAGCATCTTGCAAGTGTCTTCCGTGAGCGTCGCTACTATGAAATCGTATTCCTTTCTTGTGTGCGTATTCTCTCATTGCCGTAATGATAGGCTCTTTTATCTCTCTTTTCAGTCTCTTATATCCGTGCTGTGGGGAGTTTTTCATATAGAAAGTCCATATATCATATCCCGCTATTTGAGACATTTCTTTATAGCGTTGTTTCACCCTTTTATCCGCTCTTGCTTCCATACAGAAGAATTCCGTTGTCATACTATCTACACCGGCATCAACCGCCCTATCTATCACTTCTTTCCAGTCATCACTTATACCGATGATATAAGGTCGTAGCCTCAAGGTGACATGTATTCCCGCTTTAGCAAGTCTCTCCATTGCCTTAAAACGCTCCGTAGGCGAAGGCACACCTTGTTCTATAAGACGTGCTTTTTCCTCGTTAGCGGTAATAACACTTATCTTGAAGTGCCAGTTATGTTTATGTCGTCTTATCACTTCCATATACCTTTCGTCTTCGGTAAAAAATGTCCCTTTAGTGCTGAAAGATAGTGGATAATCTATTTCATCAAAAAACCTCATCAGTTCAAGAGTAACTCCAAAAACCTTCTCAAACCAATCAAATGGGTCAGCTAACGCTCCCCACTGCATAACATACCGCCCTCGTATATAAGGCACAAATTGCATCTGCCAACTTTTCATATTCTCATAGTCTTCATTTAATGCTCCCAAAAACAACTGCTTCACTACTTCGGGATTAACACTCCTAACCTTTTTCTGAAGGTATCCTTTCAGTGAGTGCACCTTCTGGTAAAAACTAAAACAATACAGACAGTTAAAGGCACACACCGAATAGGTATCAAAGGTCATAGGCATGCTACAGTCCAGTATTTCAGCACTCCATCTCGGAGATTGATAATTCTGGATTAACAATACCCCGTCTTTTTGCTGAATATTAGTCGTCCCCACCGCTAATATCCTCCCATTTGACATGTGTAGTAAATATTCCTTGCTTAAACTCCTTTTCTACCCCCAAAGAAGCAAGGAAGGCATTAGCAGTATCTTTATCTGGGAATGACACATATACGATATAGCGAGGATGTTTCGGATTAGATGTAGCTATCTGTGCCGTTTCTTCCTGTGCTTCTTGCATATCTTCCTCTATAACCTCGTGCCAACCACCTTCATACTCATCGTTATCATCTTCCGAAGTCTTCTTTCCCGTATGCACGGCCTCGCGCACAGCATCATAATCATAGTCCATATTGTGAATAAAGAAAGATATTTCCTCTTCCGTGTATCCCATAGCAAGAATATCGTCAAAAGAAGCATTCAGTTCATTCAGTAAATTACTCAAAGAATCAAAGTCCCACTCACCTGATATCTTGTTGAGAGCAATATTTAACGCTTTTTCTTGTATCAAAGGTATATCCACAACAACTACCTCAACTTCTTTTATCCCCAATTCCTTTAACACCATAAGCCTTTGATTACCACCAACCACGTGGCCTGTTCTCTTATTCCACACAAGAGGTTCTACAAGGCCAAACTTCGTGATAGAATGTTTCAATTTCTCTTTTTCTTCCTCTGTCATAAGTCTTGGATTGTAAGGTGCAAATTTCAATTTCTCAATAGGCATTTTCTTTACAACCATAGTTCTACCTCCTCCTTATATCTTGGATAGTTTTTTTTGAATCTAATAAAACGAGGGTCCTTTGTCTTCTGGAGATATCTGCCATATTTTTGAAACAACTTAGCATAAGCTTCGTTTTCTTTCCCTTGTCTTCTAATATCCTCACAACCGCCTTCCGCCCAATATTTCGTTTCCGGATATATAAAGTCTAAACGAATAGCAGGTCTCCCAGTTAAGTTAAGCCTGATTTGCAGTTCATAATCTTCCTTAACAGGCATATTAGGGTCAAACCTCACACTGGGAATAGCGTGGAAGCCATTAAATGTTGAAGCGAAAGGGTAACCTACAGATACCGTATAAGACAAAAAATAAGGATTTGATGTAGAATATATACCCCACCACACCGCATTGTATTTCTTCATCAATTGAAATCCATGGGATAGTATCAAGTCAAAGGTTTCTCTATCATCAACTTTTAATGTTTTTTTCTTGCCATCTTTTATCTGTAAGACATGTATTCTCTTGATGTCGTCATCAATAATCATAAGATGCTCGCCTTGAAAGTATTCAAGAATATTATTCCTCGCTGAAGCCACATTATGCGCTTTTTTCATAATGATAGTTGCCTTGTCTCCCCATGCTTCTTTATACGCTTTGTAATCCTCGTTCGTTTGGGTAAACACAAAAATATCCTTTTTGGAATACCCTAACTTGCGTAAATATTCTACAGTCCATTGGCGATGAGACCTCTTGTAAGAAGGGATAGCAAATATCACAATATCACCCCTTTTGATTCTTTTTCTTGCTATTTTTGTGCTTCCTACTCGCTATTATACTACTTAAACGCTCTAAATATAAATAATAGGCCACCAATGGTGGCCTATTGGAAGGGTGAGGGAGCGTAAACATCATCTATGCATGGATATTATATCAAATAATTCACCCAAAGCACCTCTTTTCGCAATTCTCTATTAACAGAAGCAGTCGTTTTTACCTCCACTACATACTTTTGCCAACCTGATGGCAAAAGTATGTCATCATATAAAGGGCTCTCGTATGCGGATATCATTGTCCTTACAGGGCTATTCCTCACTTTTATGAGGAAATCCACGTGCCAATTATCACCTGTTTCGTGTCGGTACACATTTTTACTTACCCTCGTGGCTGGCTGATATGGAGGGTCAAGATAAACAAATCCTTCCATCTGCCATTGGGGTCGTCTCATTAACTGGCTGTATACCTGCCACCAATCGTTGTTTATTATTTGAACATTTTTAATGCGTTCGGCAAATTTATATATCACCTTTTTCTTATTTTGCCACGTTTGCGATTTGGGTTGAATATAACTGGAACTAAAATTCGCTTTAAACGTGCTAACGCCATTGCGTGTAGCTTCTATCAAAAACAACCACGCAGCCACACGTTTAGGAATGTCGTCTATTTCCTCATAATGGTCTCTCAACCAGTTGAAGATGTTCTTATCGTAAAATATCTTATCCATATACTCAACTACTTCCGCAACTTTTCCCTCCCATATCACCTTCCATAACTCAAACACGTGCTTGTCAATGTCATTGAATATTTCCAATCTAACAGGTTCTTTATTTAATAGCACTACACCACTACCGCCAAAGAGTTCTGCATAGTAGTTGTGGGGTGGCATGAGGCTGTAGATATGTTTCAGAAGCATTGACTTTCCCCCATACCAGTGATACAATTGCCACGGCATTTTATATCACCACCTTCTCCACCACGATATAGTGTCTCTTTCTCTCTGGCACTATAAATAGCACCGCATTCTCCCTTTCGGCCTGTTGGAGCATCTTTCTTAGGCTTGCAGGTAGTTTCTCCGTTATCACCGTGGGAGCATTAGCCTCCGCAAGATACTTAGCAGTCTCTCTTACCTTCTGTAAGTCCTTTATCCACAGGTAAGCATCGGCAACAAGATAATACCCGTCCTGTGTCTTCACAAGGTCGCTTCCGCCCTGTTTCCACTTGTTCGCATCATACCAGATAAGACGGGGTAAATATTTTACTCTCTTCACCTCTACAACAACCT